GCGGAATTGAATCCTTCGTGTTTGCATCATACTCTCGCCTGGTTCCAAAAAGGCTGGGAGCTCTACAAAGAGACCATTGGTCGATCTACGTTGTGGGATTGGCTCGAGATGGTAAAAGAGGTCTTTTCAAGTGCACATCGTGCTTGGGAGGCTCTCTCTGGTTTATTGGGACTGATGGGTGCATGCCCGCATCGTTGGTCTCAAAACGTAATGACAAGGTTCCAAACGTCATACGTTATCCTCTCACTAGCCGGCAAGTGTACGAGCTGGCTTAAATACCACTGGGGTTGTTTGGTTGCTAGGATCCTGAAGCAGCCCGAACTACCGGTGGAGGAGGAGTTTAAAACAGAGAAACCTGGTTCCTTACTGAGTTCTGGTGGATGGTGTTTCCTAAGAATTTTGGTGAGGCGCAGCTGTGTGGAAGAAGCATTTTCCTTAAATGAATCAAAGGACATCTTCCCGCCGCCGTGTAAAATTGAAGTGAAGTGTAAAGTGTATAAGACATTTCAAGCGTTGACAAAAGATAACGTTCAAAAGATGAATACCGAAAGTAATATGCAAAATGTAGTCAAAGGTGTTTATTCTAGAAACGTACTAGACGAAGAAATCGAGTCTGTCCTCCTACTTTGTGCCCAACGGATCGGGTACTTAGTGGGGAAAGAAGCTAAGCGAAAGCAGAGCTTTCCACTGCCATCCCTCTCGGGCCATCAAGGTGCACCTGTGCACAAAGGTGGTGGAGCGGCTGTAGTTTCCAAGCATTTACGGGTCTGCCCCCTCCGAAAGGATCCAGGGGGAACGACAGACAAATGCCTTGGCTGCAGGTCGATAGGTAGTGAAGAGAAAGGTCACTCGATAATGGAGTATAGATGTCAATGTGTAGACTGTCCAGAGAAAAGACGATATAAATGGGTCATGAAAAATCACAAAGAAGAAGAAAACACGGTCACGCTCGTCGGCCTTGCTGAACCACTAAAGGTAAGAGTGATCAGCAAAGGGGAGCCGGTGAGGTATTGGCGATTGCGGTGGATGCAGGGGGTGCTCTTTCGGGCACTCAATGAATTCAACTGTTTCCGTCTGACAAGTGGTCCAGTGTCGGAAGTTGATGTTGCTGCTTTAGGAAATCTGGGGGCCGGTGAAAGCTGGGTCTCGGGGGACTATGAGGCGGCGACAAACAATCTTAGAAGTGATATGTCAGAGGCTGTTGCGGAGGGGTTCTGTTTGGGCGCTGAGTGGAACGCACACGAAAGGATTGAGCTGGTGGACGGGTTAACCCGATATCAGATAACCAACCCCCTTGATGAAGGGGAACTGGCCGATCAGACGATTGGTCAACTAATGGGCTCTCCTGTGTCGTTTCCTGTGCTCTGCATGGCGAACCTTGCAACTTTGATGGCAACACGACTTATTTTGGGACAAAAAGTTAACTGGGATCAACTACCGTCGGATGTTTTGATCAATGGGGATGATATTCTGTGGAAGGGCACACAAAGGAGCTACAGCCTATGGAGGCGTGTTTCTACTTGTGCTGGCTTGAAGCCATCTGCGGGAAAGAATTTCTTTGATCGGACATTAGCGGTGATTAATTCTCAGCCATTCAACATGAAACGAGAGACAATGGTCTTGAATGGTCGTGTTAGGTTATGGACTAATCCTGTTCCTATTCGTTTTTGTACATTTGGTTCGATATGGTCAAACACTGTCAAAGGAAAGGGCAGTGGTGAGATGGCCGCTATGGGTGCAACAGCCTGTGGTGGTGATGAGGAACTCTCTTTCATTGGGGCGCAAGCCCGTCAGATGTGGCTTCACAGCCCTGACAGCATGAAACAAAAGCTCATGAAGAAGTTCATCGAAGTACGGAAGCCAATTTTGGATCGAGCTCCAACTGCCTGTTCATGGTTTGCACCTGAATGGGCGGGAGGGCTTGGTCTACCGTGTTTCGATCTCACACAAAAGATGACCGATGCGCAGAGGATGTCAATGATACTATGTGTCCAAGATGACAATCCGTGTCCGCGCATCACGACAGTCGCCCGCGGCTACAAGCTGCGGGGACCCGTGAATCGAACCAGATATCTCGTAAAGTCTACTGAAGGCGAATGCACTTACCAAACAGTTTCAACTTCTCAGAGTCCGCTTTTCTGTGGGCTCGAACTTGAGGAGAATCTAGTAAAGGACGATGTCTTCCGCGAATGGAAGAACTGGATTAGAAACTATCACTATCGTGGTCTTGAGGAAGCTACTCACGTGAACGCCTTTAACAAGGAGTGGCGTATGATCATGATGACAACATACCAGGCAATAATTGTAGAGGAATGGTGCGAACGACCGGTGACCATTTATGGTTTACCGGTAGCTGTGTCCGATGGCAGGGAAAAGCCAGAGGACACAGTAGACGAAGGAAGTTCCGCGACCTAAGGGTTGTGTGAAGAATGTCATTACATGACATGACTGAATAGTCTGGGAAAGCAGGTAAGAATCCAAAAGATATCTTGAACCTGGCGCCGATTTCTAGCGGCATACCCGAGACTTGAGAAGCATGAATTGTGTAACTTCACGCGACCTATGGTTGAAGCTTCAGCCAATGTCAAGCAGATCCGACGATGGAAAGTCGGTTTCACTACATCCCTTCAGTGTGCAAAAAGGTACACACACTGAAATAGGTTTCTGGTGGGGACAATGAACTGTCGGTACTTAAGAATGATTCGCCTGTCGAGGGTTACCTCCGGGAGTGTTTGAGTTCTTTTGTTGCTGGTTTGTTGTTTCTACGGTGAGCTGAGTAGATGCAAGACTGTTTGACGCCTTTTCACATAAAATTGAGGAAACTCAATGGGCTTGTGACGTTTGAAAAG